CTTCGTTTGGTGTCATGGTATCAAGGACCTTGGTTGCAACCAATGGACTCATGGCATTCAAAGCATCTTGAGTTTTGGATGCATCCCCTTCCACTTCAACGATTGTTTCATTGATGATTTGGAAGTTGTTGACCATAAAATCTGCATTGACCTTAGCAATGCGAAGTATCTCATTGAAGATATCAGATACCTGCTCTCTCAATGGCATCACAACATTCTTCTCAAATATGACGTATGCTTGTTTGATATCACTACCTGAACCAAGTGAACCCGTTGTGCGAACTCCCATCAAGATTGGATCAATTGTGTGGGCAAAACAAATCTGCTCAGTATTCAATCCGGATGCTTCCTGGAATAGCTTATCATTTTGATTGGTTGGAATGCTTTCAATCTTCGGCAATTGGTCCTGAGAATTAGCAAAGAATGCAACTGCTTTCCCAGCATTGGCAGCTCCCTTCATTTTGTCAATTGTGTTTCTCAAGACGTTTTTCTCCTCTTCAGATTGTGGTCGCTTAGGGAACATCATTGCGAATGATGGGAACACACTGTTCTGAATATTCGATTTTGCGAAGTAACTTAACTCGCCCGAGAGATATGCAAAATTTAAACAACTGGTGTATTTCGGCAGCGGATACCACTCTTGACCTAAACACTCAACCTCATACACAAATAATTGGCATCGGTCTGAGCAGGTTGGATGATATCTTTGAATGTCACGCACATCGATTCTTGCTACCCAATCATCACAAATAAAGTAGTTGTTAGGATTTTGTCCTCTTCTCACTTTATCCGGAGATACGTTCTCCATGCGAGTGAGCTTCATCTTCTCATCAAAGTACAGTTTAAAGTAAACACGATTGTGCACAATCAATTGCTCGGTTGTGATTCTCACTGTTTTCTTGAGTCGAGATTTCTTTTCGAATGTATATAAATCAAGTAACTCTTGAGGTGTTGCCGTTGTTGCTCTCAATTCAATCCCTCCACCAATTACTGCATTGGTTTTGTAGTCCACAATGGAGCCATGCAAAGGTGATGAGTATACCAATTGGTTGAGGACGGAAGGAAATAAATTCGAATCCCCGAATGGAATCCATCCACTGGTCTGATGCCTCCCATTAACATATGGAAGAGATAAATTCCCCGAACCAATTTTAAGAAATGGTGTTGAAAAGGACTGATATCCTTCCACCATCTCCGGTGATTCTTGTTTTGTTGTTCTAAATCGGTCAAAAAATCCCATGTTAATCGTAGATTGAGTTTTGTATTGCACCACTTACAACCATTCTCCCCTCCTCAATGACCACTTCGGTCGTGTCCTGGATAGATGTTGGTGGAATTGTTGATTCATACACTTGATATCGGTATTGTCCTTTGACCAAAATCACATCAACCGGCTCATCCAATAAAAAGAGATTAAATCTCTCCTTCCAATTGGAGATATCAGCGGTGGTGAATAGGATTGGATCGTTGGTGGTATCCATTTCATTCTCAAAAACGAACAAATAATACGGATTAGACAATGTGCTCACCTCAGTTAAAGTAAGCACGATGGAATTCACCTCACCTTTATCAATGTAAATCATACTATTATATTATAATTAGCAACGAAAATGTTTATAAATAAAAAAGCCACCCGATATGGATGGCTCTATTTTTGTAATTGAAATGATTAAGCAATCAATGCATTAACAATTGTTGGATCAACCTCATATGCAAGGAAGTCATTCTCAGCAATCAATGTCACTGAGTATTTCGAACCATCTGCACGAGCCGTTCCGGAACCTTCACCAACCGCACTCAATTGTAAATATGGGAAGTACCAAAATTTACCATTTGCATCTTCGATGATTGCATTCAGGTATTGTTGTCCTGCACCAAGCACTTTGATTGCTTGTGACTTAGATTGGTCACGACGGTGGAACATCAAGCTGATTGTTGCAGTTACATATGATGAACCATTGACAAGGTCAATTGCTGCATCCTCGGTGTAACTTCCGGTATTTCTGCGGATTTCAAATTCAGTGTATAAATCACCACCAACGATTAAGGTGATACTATCAATGGTCCATGTATTTGGAGCTGAGTCCAAAGTGAATCCATCGATGTTATCTTGTTGATTTATATACACTTTGAAAATTCCTCCACTGTTATTGTCGCACGACTTAACTATGGATTCTAAATTTTCACAAGCCATTTTTTGTTTGTTTTAAATATTGAAAAATAGAGGGGAGTATTTCATCCCCTCAAGAATATGTTATGCAGCAGAGTTGTAGAATACAATCTCGTTACCATTAACGTGAGTGAATCCAACTTTCATGTTAGCACGAGTACGGATAACCGGCTCAGCAACTGTGTCAGCAAGATTGATAGCTCTTAACGCTTTTCCATCTCCTTCAGCATCGAATGCATAGATTAGGTTACCTCTCAACGTAGCAACAATTTTGGATGTTGTACCCATTCCTGGACACATTACCATTTTGATACCTAAGTAAGAGAAATCTAATGCTTGAGTCAAGTTGGCTTGAGTATTCGCAGCAGCAACCGCAGCACGATAAGCAGTAGCTACCGGTGTAGATACATAGATTCTCAATTCTGCTTGGTTAGCGATAACCGCAGCAGGAATAGCAGCGTAAACCAATGCCAATTTAGCAAGTACGTTACCTGCGTTGATAGCAACCGGTGAAGCGATGTCAATCACGTTAGCTGAATCAGCAACTAATGATTTTACATAACCATCACACAATGCGTATGCAGCAACCTCAGAATCCGTATCACCTAACCAACGTAATTTTTCAACGTTCTCAGCGATTGTTTTCGCCATTTCTCCCCAATAGTAATCCATGAAAGATGCAACAGTGAAATCACCGTTAGATCCTTTTGTCATTTGCAATGAAACGAATGACTGCTCAAGCTGGAATTGACAGATCTCTGCCATGGCCGATAATCCACATACCGTTACCTCAACTGAAGCGAGGTCATCATTTGATGCGTTCCATCCGCAGTTCTCTGCTTGTAAAACCTGACCAAATGTTACATTGGAAATTTTAGTTTTGTATTTGATACCTGGAAGTGTACGGTAGTTGTCAACCGTTTCCTCTTGTAAATACGCACGAGAATAGAATGCCTCGCTGTTTGCTTGTAATAATGCTGATGCATCAATGTCCAAGTCGAATCTTAATTTTCTGCTCATTTTGTTTTGTTTTGTTTTGTTTATTATTAATTATTACTTAAAAATTTACTAACCGCACTGAATTTCTCATGTGTGGATAATTTGGTTGCAGTCATTTCGACTTCATCCTCCGTTTCCGGCATCATCATTTCTTCCATTTGGTTGCGAAGGTCAGCTATCAATGCGATGATTGCTTTCTCTCTCTCCTCAAGTAATGGTGTAACGATTGCAAGGATAGCCTCTGAATCCAATGCTGGATCAACTGCCATTTCTTCCTCAACTGCATCTTCAACAACTGGAGCTTCCTCTTCAATAACTGTTTCTTCAAGTGCAACCTCTTCCATTGCAACCTCTTCAATTGGTGCATCCTTAATCTCAATGATTTCTCCATCCACAACAACGTAGATTTTGCCATCGATTAAGTGCTCCCCGTCAGGTAATTTGTTCATGTTATATTTATTTAATTGATTACTTAATTTCAATCCCAAGAATCCCTCAATTGAGAATCCGATTTGATCATTGGCAACCAATTCAGCATAATACTCTTTATCAGTTATCTGAGCAGTTACCATCAATGTACCCTTTGGAACTTCAATGCCAAATGTTGAGAATGCTTTGTCTTGTTTTGGATTGTCAACCACCCATGTTTCAAGGATATATGCAGGAACTGTTTTGGATGTATCATGCTCCAGGTTGAAAAGGTCACGATTGCGAAGGTCACTCATGAACTTCTCATGAATTTTTGCGATTGTTTCTTCAGTGAATGATACATAATAATCACCCTGCTCATTATCCTTGCGATATATCTCCATCGGTATCATTGCCGGAGCAGTGATGCGGTACTTCAAATCATCAGCGAACACCATTCTCTCAGCTTGTTGGAACGCCATCCCTTTGACCTTGATTGCAGGTTGTGAGGTGAAAGCTATCTGCTCAATACCTAAATCTTCCCCATCAGAATATTCCGGATCAATTGTAATTTTGTAAATAGGTAGGTCTTTGGTCATGTATATATTAAAAAAATTGTATTTTTGTTCATAAATTACACATATGATAAAAATATTTGAAAGGGAGATACCCAACAGAATGGATGAATTGACCATTGAACAATTCGAAAAAGTAACTGAAATCACCAACAACCAAGAGCTTGATAACATTGACCGTTACATCAAGATTTTTGAATACTTTGGTGTGAAGGAATCTGAATGGGATGACAATGATGTGGACCTATCCGAGTTTATTGACAAGGTGAAGGAATTCAACTCAAGTAAGTATGAGAAAAAGGATGCAGTTGAGTCAATCGAATTGGAAGGATATACCTACGAAGCGAAGATGAAGATATCAGTGAAGGATACCAAGATGATTGAGAAGATAATTGGTCGCAAGTCAAACAATTGGATTAGTGATTTGTTGGCATTAATGTTCAAACGAACTGACTTATCAAATACCGAGCATTATGCGGAAGCTCATCTCAAGTATAAATCAAAACTTTTCAAGCAATTGAAAGCTGAAATCGCAATCCCTTACTTAGTATTCGTAACCGAAAAAATCGCATCTCATGCTCAATCTGAATCTCCCGAAGCAGTGGAGCCAAGTAACGATTGAACAATTCATTGAGATAAGGTCATTAAACCTTGAGGATGGTACACTGCAATACAATACCGATGTGCTCTCCATCCTCTCTGACCTTCCCATTGAGGAGCTTGATGAGATTGAATTGGATGAACTCCAGGAACTGACCAAGCAACTTGCATGGATGACCTCAGAACCATCCAAGAGATACCAACATCAGCTCGGTGAATTGAAGCTCAAGCCATTCGTTGACATCACTCTCGGTGAATTCATTACATTGGAATCATTCGTCACTGATGACTATATCAAGAACCTGAGAAACATATGTGCCATCCTTTACCGGAAAACATCCACCGATGAATGGGGGAATGTGATCACTGAGCCATACAAATTCAAATCAACTGAGAGAGTGCATCTATTCGATGACTATCCAATCACTTCAGTATTTGGATTGATACCTGAGTATCTTCAGTTTAGACAAAACTTTCTTGATAGCCATGCCAATCTGATGACTGAATCCTTTGAGGATGATGAAGTGATTGATGATCCTGAAGAATTGAAGGAACAAGAACAAGAAAAGAAAGCATCCAAATGGGGATGGGAGCAGTTGATATGGACCATGTGTGATGGTGACCTTTCAAAGTTTGATGCAATCACCGATACAAAACTTGTATTGATATTCAACTTCCTTGCAATGAGGAAGGAGCTTGAAATCTAATAATCAAGAGCATCCCAAAACTCTCCATACAAAGGTTGGAAGTCATATATAACTTTCACTTTTTTACGAAGCAATCCACCAAGTTCCAGGATAGGGAATGTTTGAGCCAATTTACTCACATACTGCCCATACATTTCGGATATCAATCCACTCTGCTCAAGTGCAGTGTTGAATTTACGAACCAAATGGAATGGTGCGATACTGATTGTACCGTTGTTTAGGAATCCAAAGTAATATGCTGCGAGTATTTCAATACGAAGATTCCCCTCAAGGCTCACCTTGGCATTGATACGCACTGATTCATACAAAGTACCTGAATCAATAAGTCCTTCATCCTTGATTACTTTCCTTAAAACATTAGCAACCTTCCTTCTCGTTGGATAAAGGATGTTGAATTCTCCGGTATTTTTGTAAACTCCCATACTTATATATTATAATTAATCACCGATTTGTTTTGGAATTTGGCAATCGGTCCATGAAGGAATCACAAATGTAATGTTCATCAACCATCCTGCTGCATAATCCAAGAGGTCATTATTCAATGGTGTAAAGGTAGGGAATCCTTCCACATCAAAATCAGTATCAATCAATGAGAATGTGTAATTCAAGTAAAGGTCATTCAATATCTGCTGAGTATCTGAGAGAATTGTGGTGATGTTAGCACGATCCTTTTGGATGATGTCAAAGCAATATATCTCCAGGTTAATTAAGTTCACGTTATCACTTGCAATGACATCCACCGGCACGATATACACAAGAGGGTACTTCTCATCCTTGGTTGCAAAGTTGAATAACTGTTCCTTGAAATCAGTACCTACCTTTTTAACTTGGAGGTGTGCATTATAAAATGCAATTATTTCATCGGTGAGTGCTTGATATGATATCATAATTCTGAGGATTTTTGGATTTTGCTTACTTTGTTTTGAGTGGATGTTATTTCGGTTTCACTTACAATTGCAGTAACGGTGATATTGTTGGAATCACTTGATTCGACATTGTTCTGATTGTTACCTTGACCAAACAAGTTACCAGGTGTGAATGATGGAACTGATGAAGATACCGAAGTATTGCCTCCTCCTCCAGTATCCGGTGGTGGTGGTGCGGATGTTGATGTAAATTGTGTTGATGCTATCTTGGCAATATTAGCTGCGGACATTGCTGCGGTTGCAACAAGGTTGGCAATACCAACCGGATTGGGTACCACACCAATTGCCAATGGAGCTGCTGCCAATGAAGCGGTAACCGCCTTACCAGCATCCACAACTGCACCTGCCAATTGCATTGACTTGTTGAATGTGAACTGTTTCTTGGCAAGAGCTTCCTCTTCTTTACTTCCTTTCTTGACATTCTTCATCTTCGCTGCGAATGCGATATCACCAAGAGCTTGGATTGATTTCACTCCATCCTCAGCAATGCTCAATGCATCATTAGCAGTTTTAAGTTGTGCCTCTCGTTTCTTTTTCTCTTCATCCTCTTTTATTTTTACACTCTCATCTGCTGCCTTTTTATCAATATCATTCAGGTCTTTTTGAAGTTGAGTTTCTAATGCCTTAATAAGTTCTCCATTGGTACCGGCAGCTGCAACCTCCTCGTCAAATTTCTGTTGAAGTTTTAGTTTTTCGAATTCAGTTGCATTAAGTGTGAGCTCTTGCAATCTCAACCATTGAGCATCTGCAATTGCAATTTTTTTATCTGATTCCTCCTGAGCTTTTTTGGTTCTCTCTTTTCCGGCATCCTCAGCAATCTTTGTCTGCTTAGCTTGGAAATCTAATTCAGCTTTTGCGAGTAGGTCCTCACTTTGTTTCTTGAGTGTTTCTTTTTCTTTTGCAGTGAGCTTCTCATTTTTCTTGATATCTTCAATTTGTCTGCGATACTTCTCTTGAATCTCTTGCAATTCTCTCTTGGTTTCCTCAGCAACCAATGCGATACGGTTATCAATGATTGTTCTCTCCGCTGATAATCGATTAGCTGCATTCTCTTTTCTCTTATCCGCTGCCTTTTGTGCTGCTGCTGCTGCTGCCGCTGCATCTTCATTAGCATCATTGATGGCTAATATCTGACGATCAGAACGCCCTTGGACAATGATTGCTTTTTCATCGGCAAGTTGCTTTCTTAACTCTTTTAGTTTTTCTTTATCTGCTGATTCTCCAAGTGCTAATTGTGCATCCAATGCTTTCTTCGCTGAGGTATATCTTTCCTTAGCTGATAAGCTCATTGCCATGGATGCTTGGACTTCGGTTTTGTAGGTATCCTTTCCTTGAGCTTTGAGTAATGCGATTTGATTGGAGTACATTTGACTTGTGACCGCATCCCTATCCTTGGATGATTCTTGTATTTTTTTATTCGCCTCAACCATTTTCTCAGCATTCTCCTCTGCTGCATATTGAGTCAATCCCAACCAATCAGTAAGGTCCTTGAATCCCTGGATAAGTAAATTGATTGGATACATCAATACTGATAATACCTTATCAAGTACACCAATCTTATTCAAGAATATTCCAATAGATGCCACAATAGCAACAATAACCGCAGTGATTAAGAATATTGGATTCATGAGAATCTGAGCTCCTAACTTCATGAATGTACTTCCAAGAGTCATGACTGTTTTTCCAAGTCCCTTCAATGCAGTGGAGATATCTGCCTTACCAATTCCTCCCATTACTTTTTGGAAGGTCTTCGCCTTTTGTGATGCCTCTTCAAAATCCAATGACATGATTGAATCCTTGATACCTCCAAATGATGAAGATATCTGCTCAAATTTTGAACCTGATGCGAATACATTCACCGCATCATTAGCATCCTTTATCCTATCCGATACCTCTCCCGCTTTCTTTGCGAGTGCATCCATTTGAGCAGGATCACTTGCTTCAGCAATCGCAGCCTTTAAACTTTTTAATTGTGACTTGAGGGAGCCTACCCCGTTTAACGTTAAGTCAATTGCTACCTCATTACTCATATACTCGGATTTCTAAAGGTGAATAGTTAAGCCTTCCATCGGTATGGTGATGGTTGGAAGTTTTGGTTGTTCTCACCACCACATTACCATCAGTATTGATGTATGCAGTTGCAAGATAATCATGCTCAGTGTTGCCAATAGTTACAAAGGTAGTCAATGTATCCAATGGAATCAATGGAGTACCAAGATACTCACCAACTGCGGTGCGAGTCCAGGTGATTGCGGTCAAGGCATTCTCAAATATGATTGCGGTTGGTGCCGATGTACTCACTTGATTCAAAAGAGCAACGTATTTCGTGTATTGAATCAATGCATTCTCAGTCAATATTCCATTGATGCGAGGTGTGATGATTCCATCCTGGTCCAATGTCTGACCATCTCCAATGATTAATCCTCTCACATTGGGAAGAGCTGCATTGCCTTCACCTCTGATGATGACATCAGCTCCATTTAATACAGTGTTATTGGTTATTGTTGCTGAACGTAGTGCATTGGTCACTGCATCATTGATAACATTGCCTCCGGTTGTTGTACCTGGAGCAGTTTGGAATGGTGCCAAGTCAATATCAGAATCAATCGATATAAGCTCCACCTTAGTGGGTGCATTGTTGTTGGCATCGTAATCAACTACCTTGTTGATATTCCACCATGAATTGTCGATGCGAATCTTATCATTGAGCTTCATGATTTGGATGTCATCCTCTCTCAAGTCAAAGTATGCAGTGAGCATTTTGCCTACATTAATTTGGTTTACTGTTCTCCTCCAATACAAATTGTATAGGTTATTGGCAGTCAAGGTTGGCACTTGGTAAAAATAATAGTCGCACGTTCCAAAGTTGATATCAAAGGTTGGTGTTAATGGATTATCAAAGTGACCAATCGCAGGATATTCCTGAATCCCATATATCCCATTGCTGCCATCCTCAATCAGATTCCATTGGTTGCATGACTGTTGACCTCCATCATAACAAATGCGGATATTCACGCTTGGTGATTGACCGCTAATCATGGGAACATATGCATTGAATGGAGTGCGTGTGACCGGTGTTGGTGAGAATATCAATTCCTTGGTATCCGTATCCTTCACATATTCATTGTCAAAGGTGTATTCAATCTGACCATATATCTCATTGGTCATCTGAGTATACACCGCATTGGCTGAATCGGTATCCTCTTTATATGTAAGTTTTAATTTTTTGTTTGTGACATCCGGAAGGAAAACAAGATTTTGCTCTCTGTCCTTCATTAGTTTAGCAGTCCAATTTCTCTCAGCTCCTGAATCATAAAATTCATCTCGATGATTGAAGATGAGTTTATTTGGTTGGTTGGGATCAATGTCAACATATAAGTTGTACATCTGAAATATTGACTTCACGAAATCAGATTGCTTCACCTTGAGAGGTACAAAATCATTCACCTCTTGAATCCCTCCAATCACTTGGATATTATCAGATGGAAGTACCTGCACATTGATTGATGTAAGGTCAAGAATAACATTCACCTGGGCGAATCCCGAAGTGCTCCCCACCCACAAATTTAGTAAGTTGCTTGGGATGGTACCAGCAGCATCAAGACATGGCACAACCTCAACCCCAAGGCTCAGTATCTGAATATCCGAAGCATTGATAACCGGTGTACTTGTTGCTGAATTGAAAAGGACCGAGAAGTCCAATGTGCTTGATATGGATTGAATGACTGTATTTCCAATTGGAAGAGGTGATGCAGGTGCATATGCGATTGTGATTGGATCACCATACACTGTACCATTCCCAAATCCATTGACGTTTACCTTTGCGAATACTCGATATCTATTGAATGCAGCTGAGCCACCAACTAATGGAGCCAATACCGCAGTTTGTGTATAGTTGTTATCAAGAATTAGATTCCCGGACAATGCAATCTTCCATTGGTAATATTGACCGGCTAATGGATTCGATGTGAAAGGTGTGGAATATTCCCCCGTTAAAGGCGTGAATAATGACTGTACATCGGTTATCTCAGTCCATCCGGTGATGACCTCTTGGAATGTGGTATTTGTTCCACTCGGTTGCACATAGGAAGTTGTCCAGGTATTGGATGCCTCAACCAAAAAATCATTGTAATCAAAATTATTTACATCCCCATTGTAGGGAATGATTAATTTGTCGAAATGGGCAGCACTCAAGCCGGTCCAATCGTATGTGAATCCTGCATTCGAGAAGATGCGGTCAAAATAAGTTTTGGCATATATAGCCGGTTTCAATTCATTGACTGAATACTCGAGTGAATTCTTGTATGGGAGTAGGTATTTGTACCCATCACTCACTGTATTATCAAATGAATCATAAATTGTTGCAGCATCAAAGGTGTGATTCAAATCACTGAAGTCCAAATCAGTCAGCTCATTGTTTGTGATGGCAGTATAAAACTCCGCTTGAGAATCCTTCACCAATACCTCATACTCCACTTGTTGCTCATATGCATCGGTGAGCTGCGACTTCCGTACATTCACCAACTGAAGCAATGCATCCTCAACAATTGGAATCTCATTTTGAAGCACTGTGCATTTTGTGATCGTGTTGATGTTGAATGTTCCTTCCTGGATGTTCACATCGTAATAATGTCCGAGAAGGTTATGGTTGTTCTTGCTTCCAACCAATGTGATTGTCTTGGAGAATGTTCCATTTCTTTTGCTCAAATCTCTGATATCCCCAACTGAGAAGTTGAGAGGGAATGCAGTACCTTCCTTTACATCGAGGTATCCATTCTCAAGTTGTATCCTAACCATTTATGTTGTCCTGATTTGAGAATCGCACGTTGATTGCTTGGCGAATCAAGTTCTTGTTTCTTTGCTTATATACCTCATATGAGTTATTGGTGACCATCACCGGAACATATGTGGTTGATTCAGGGATGCGAGATACACAATCCTCTTCCTCAATTCCCATGACTGCTCCCGTTTCGGTTGCAAGGTACTTTGTTATCTTGAGGTAAGTCATCGGTGAGGTTATTAATTCCTCAAAGTATTGAGCCATTCCCTCATCCATCCAATTGGAATTTAAGTCCATGGATTTGATGACATTCGTATTGAAGTAATGGAATCCGAATTCCTCCACTCCATAGTTCCAATGTCCTCCACTCACAAATCCTTCAATGTTCTTGTTGTACATCTCTCGAGTGACTTCACCTCTCTCATATGCCTTCAATTGGAATGCGAATGATGACCATGAGCCAAGTCGGTCCAGGAACAAAACATGATACTCCTCAATCAATTTCCTATCATCAATATAGAATCTATACTTTTGGGAATCTTGAGGTCCTAATGTCGCAGTGCTATTGTACCACACATCATAATATTTGGTCGTTGCCTTAATCAATGGGAGTGTTCCAATGTTTGGCGTTAATGTACCAAGGTTGTTGGGACCTACCCCCGTCTGAGTGTATGTGTTGAGCTCCACAATCGTTTTGGTGAATGTATCCCCTGCATCGTTTTGGAAAACAAATTGATGATCTACTCGAGTCCTTCCATTAAACCACATATCTTGACCAAGTGTTGTGTGGAATGATTGCGGTTGGTTGGTCACGAATTCCTTGGTGATGCCATCCATCTCATAATCATTCTCATCATACAACATCCAATCCATATGACGAACTGCACCGTTGAATGCTCTCTGATCGGTGATGACTGTTATATCCTCGGTGATGATTTTGCGATTGTCTGAGTACCTCACCACTCCATCGATTGTGATGGATGTAATGGAGCTGAATGCAACATTCACAGTAACTGTTGAACCGGTTGCACTGATGACCGTATGAAGTCCCTCAAGTAAGGGATTCGCCACACCACCATCAGCTTGAGTGATGATGACCTGGTCACCTGCCACGAATGTATTGGTTGTTGAGATTCTGACATTCCCTGAGTTATCAGTTAGGTTGGCAGTGTAAATATACTCAGCAGTATATTCCTCACCAATCTTGACATCATAATCATATTTGGATTCAGGTGCATTAATGGTTGCAGTTGATGTGGTATCCAATGTCCAGGATACTTTTGCTTGAATGAGCTTAGATAGATCCTGCTCACCATAGCCATCATTGATGCGAGGGATGACCTTATACTCCGCCACCTTATTTGCAGTACCTCCATCAAATACTTGGAAGATATACTTGAATCCTGACTTGTTCTTGTTGGTTGAATCAATAATGAACTTCAGCTGATTGTATGCCGGTGAGAATTCCTGAGGTGATGCGATGAGTGTTTGTGCCATTATTCCCCTTTAAGTGCTTTCAATTCGTTGTACATAGCGAGTAACTCCGCTTCCTTTTGTGCGATTAGTTCCTCTTGTGTTGGCTCATCTACTTCGATGAATTCAACTCGAACAAGTCCGTTGTCATCGTAAATTTCGTTTCTTACTTGTGGCATGTTTTAAGTTAATTTAATTCCGATATTAGTTACTGTTCCACTTGCATAGGTATCTGGCAACATTGGAGAAGGAGCACCACTTGCAAATGAAAAGCCTCTATAGAAATGATTAGAAATTGTTGTAGTGGTGCTAAATATTGGAATCATACTTGATGCTTGAATACCCGACATAGTTTGTAATCCCGAACTATGAAAAGCCAACCAATATACAACACCTTGAGTAAATGTAAATGCAGTAGTAACTGTTTTATCTCCAGAAATCGAGCAATCTAAATTTGCACTTTGATATAATATTGTCGAAGGTTCACCATTGACATTTGAATAAATAACTATTCTACCAAGTGCCGAAGCAACACCGATTGCACACCTTACAACTAATGCAGTTGAAGTCATTGTACTTGCTGGAACAAATGGATAAGCTGTTATTCTGTTTGCCGTCTGTAAAATATTTGGTAGTGAAGTTGTATTTATAAAACTGGTTACTAATCCATTTGGAAACAGTGCCGATGTTGGTTTAATTAAACCATGAAATCCACTATCCCCACCACCACTCACAACCAAGTTACCACTACCTAAAAGCGAACTTCCGTTGATTGTTTTAATGTTCGTTGCCGACACAAGTAAATCTTGTTTATTGGTGAAGCTGATATAGTCGGCTGAAGTTAAATATCCATCTGAACCCGCATCCGCTTGTGGGATTGATATGTCGGGTGTAGTGCCACCACTTGATGCCAATGGAGCAGTCGCAGTGACATCAGTCACACTACCACCACCCGCAGCTGCATCGATTATCTCTTGACCGGTTACTGACTTGGTCACATATCCTGATCCATCAAACTCTGATATCTCGAGGAGGTCAGTTGATGCCAGGTTGGCTCCCTTGGGAGTAAGTTGGGATATCTTTACGTTTGCCATTACGCCAATACTAATTCAAGACCTGAGCCACTTTCACTACCTGCACCTAATAACACACTTGTAAAAACTTCATTATTTTGAGGTGTTATTCTTAAACCGTCTGGAACTGTATCACTTGATAATAATTCATCAATAATATTAACTTCTTCACCATCCCTATTTACATAGATTTTTCTTATTATTACTCCGTCACCTCTTACAATAATTTGATCTATATTACCGCCGTACCCACCAGAATTTAAATAATACGTTCCACTGTTAGCGACTAATTCGCCTATTAAATCTGCTCCCATTTGTATATTGTTTATATATATTAAATTTAATACCTCTTTTGTTTAGAAGGCGAAGTATGAGTCATCAGTATAGTGTTCCTTCCGGATATAGGTCGCAGCGTATCGGATAGCATCCATGGCATCATCGAAGAGCTTCACCGGCTCATCGGTTATGAAGTCACCAACTTTCTTCCATTTATAATTCTCATACTCTTTTTTTATCCTGGCTTCATCCTCACATATCACTCCGAAGGTCTTGATGTTGTCGATGCCTTTCTTCACCACCTTGTTGGCATTCTGAACGTCATATCCTGCATTGTTCATCTCAGCTATTATCTCCGGTCTTGCGTAGTCAGCTACAATGGTGATGTGCTTCTCGATGCCTAATGACTCACACCTCTCGATGAGGTTGGTGGTGGTGAGGTAGCTCTCATAGATCACCGGCTCGATGTAGATGTCATCCTCACACCAATACACTCTCATGAGAGCAGTGGGGTGGTTGTACCCGAAGTCAAGTCCATAGATGTAATTAACAAACTTGGCAGGGCGATGCTTCACAAAGGTCCAATTGGAATAGATGTTGGATTTGGAGATTGCTTTCTCTCCCAGTGCGTAAATTTGATACAGTGACTCATCAGTCCTCTTCAGGTCCTCGATTTGTCTACGGATGGAATCAGGCAGGAATGGATTGTCACGATACGTTGACTTGATGAGGATGCTCTCCTCCTTTGGAAGGTCATACAACCAGGATGCTGATTCACTTGGATTGTAGTCAAAGATGAGCTTCCCTTCCGTTCTCATGTTGAGCTGAGTGAAGTCATCATAGAAGAGCTCATTGGCTTCGTTACACCATGCGAGGTCCCTCTTCCTTCCTCGAATCTTTTGCTCATCATCCACACTGAAGAATTCCACAATGGATCCATTAGGGAAGGAATAGATGTGCTCTGACTTATTGTGAGCATTCACATCGTATATATCCATCTCCTTGATAATCTCCATGAAGTCACGCATGACTGTTGCTCTGAGAGCCGGGAACGTTTTTCTGATAATAGAGGTAACCTTCCCCCTATTTTGGAGAGAATAGACAATTATCATTTGACAAAGGGAATAGGTCTTTGATGACCTTGAGCCTCCCTCGTTTATTATAAATCTTATACTATCATCCTGGAGAGCTGAGTAATTCTTCTCAAAGATAACAGTGCTATTTATCTCCATCCGCCTTGATGATGTTCACCTTGATTTCGTTGATGTCTTTTCCGTTGGTCGTGATGTCCGACTTCTCAGTCAATCCATTTAAGCGTTGAGTGATGGATGGATTGTAAAGTCCTGCCAACCCGTTCTCAATCTGATTTTGGCGAATCACTCGCTTAACGCGTGTGCAGATACCCACATACGTTGAATATCTCCCTTCCCTATTTTCAAAGTATTGATGAACACAACCAATCTTCTCTTCAGCAAAGTTAAGGAATCCTTCCAAGGTATATGGTCTTGGAATTAATTCATAATCATGCCTTCCATCTTTACCAACAAACACTTGTTTCTTGATTGGATTGTTCTCAACATACTGCTGCCATTCAATGAATAGAGCTTCGAATTCCTCTTCAGTTAGCATTTTGTGTTTCGGCATTATTCCTCTCCTTTACCTGGTGTTGCTTTTGTTCTTCGTTTTCTCTTGGGAATCGGTTTTGCACTCACTTCCTGCTCGATGCCCTCATATTTGATGCATTGTTCAGGTGCGGTTGTTGTTTTGGATTCCTCCTCAAATAAATATCCCATTCCAATTGAAACGTAATATTGATACTTTGATACATCTATATTATCAACAACTACCTTTATGTTTCTAATTCGAGCAGTTTTGATAATAGTTTTTCCTTTGTACTCATCTTTGATTCTCATCTTGTATACGTTTTAGTTCTTGTTTAATTTCCTTAATAAAGTAATATGCCGAAGTATCAGGAATATCGAAATATGCAGCCATTGCTCTTGATGTCGTGTATCCTTTGTCAAAGTATGCCTCAAAGATTATCACCTTCACTCGGTCAGATAGTGACCTCCGGTACATCTCGATGTATGCCTTTTGATTCTGATACTTCAGTTCTTCCCTAATCTTATAATTTAGATCATGCTCATCCTCGCAATCATTCGGTATATCAATCTCATTGGCATTGACTCTCTCTTGAGTGTGTGATATCGATGTTGACCACATGATTTGTTTCTTGATCGTGTTCAGTAAGTAGCTCTTGACCTTATCCTGGTCAGTTGTGTTATCGTTTATTTCAATCACATGGAGATATGAATTGTTGATGACCAAATCAGCATCGAGCTTCATCTTAAATTTGGTGAGAAAATATTCAGTATACTTCCTCACTTCATTATAATTTCTCGATATGTAATGGTCAAGTGTTGATTTCATACCATTCCATGAATTGCTTATAATATATCTTCCTCACTGTTGACGCACAAAAGCACTCATCGGTTTTCTCCCCGGTATACTTATCATATATCCGATACAGTGCCTTGAGTGTTCTCTTGGCATACTTTGATGCATCACTTGACGTGATTATCTCATTGATATATTCTATTTCAGCTTGTTCAAACATTCGTCAATGATATATGCAATAAATGATACTATGGTTGCCTGAATGAAGCTGCCAGTGATGATCCATGTGGACCAAAAGCTCATGCACTTCCAACAACCAAGTGCCGAATGAATGTAGTTGACCAAGTGATTCGGTTTGATCCGCATCGCGAGATTGTCCCACACCATTTGAATGGGCTCAAATGATACCAAAAACCAACTAAATGCGAGTGAAGCTAAATAAGTCATATCTCTTGTTTTAATTTCTCAATATACAACGTGGCATCCATCAATTCCTCCTGGAGATGATTCAACCAATCCATCAAAGGTAACGAATTATTCTCCAATGTGGTACCATATTTTTTGATTCCCATCTCGGACCGGTCGAAATACTTCATTGCTACCTTGGTGACAATGATATCTTCGGGTGTTCGTTTCATCTCAATTCATTTGTGAGTTCATATCCATAAATTTGTCCTTATCAACCTCCTCAAGATATACTTCATCATTGTCCATTGTCATAATGATAAGATAATTGACATCCATTCCATTGAGTACATCCTGAAAGCGGTTGATGATCATATGTGGATTCTCATTCTTGGTCCCAACATATGCAACGAAATATCTATTTCGCATAATATTTGAAGAATTTGATATAAAATTCCTCATTCACTGGATACCCCTTGAGGAATCTCCACAACTGAAGGTAAGTGATTCCCATATCTTCAGCGATGTGTGATAATTTGTATCTCTTGGATACTCGTGACCTCACCTCTTTTTCGATGAAGTCACGAATGGTATCCGTATCAGAAAGGTGAATCGTCAAAGCTCTCATCAACTACCGGCATTGAATTAATACTCCACACATCAAGTGTATTATAATACTTCCCGTTGTATTCACGTCCTCTCAAGTTAAATTTCACTGTGATATCGATACCAGGTGAATACTCGTTGAGCATTTTGCACTTGTCTTGTGCCAATTGGAATGAGATGTCCTGCGGATACTCCCCATTCGGTACGGTTAATACGAACATTCTCACTGAGAACTTGTCGCTGATTTGTTTGATTGGCTCAATCATCTTGATTTTGCCTGTTACTGTTAATTCCATATTTGATTTGTTATGTTACTGTTTGGTAAGTTACTACTTAGAAAGCTCCCTTGAATATCTGCGAAGCTATTGCAGTTCCCACCACCATGACTGCTGCCATGGTGATGATGAGTGTGATCACTGCGAGGATGATGTCTTTCATTAGAATCCAGGTGTTATTGGCTCACCACTTTCAACACTGTCATCTACTATCTCAAGATTTCCACTGAAGCAGTATCCAGTGCATTTAAGAATGTTTTCAAGTATCTCAAGCATTTGTTCCATGTTCACATCATTGTAAGGAACTTCGTATGTAATCTTGTGGTCGTATTGTTCTATTGTTATTCTCATCTTATTCTGATTTAAAGGTTACGTGTTTCCATAACCATAGTTTAAACTTTAGCCACCTTCTGAATCTCTTATGATAAGGTTCTTTTTTTAGGCTATTGGCTTTATCTTTGATTAGTCCCATCTTATTCTGATTTAAAGGTTTGGTTGTAGTAATCTACTGCTGTCCTAGTTGGTAAATTATCAGTTAATCTTGCCCAATCACAATGAGCATCAATTATCTGTTCTTTTTCCATTAATTTGGCTTGTTTCAATATTTTATCGAATAAAAAACTATTACCCTTAATCTCAAAGTTTTTATCAAGTTCTTGTTCTAAAAATTCTACTGCTGTTTGTTTCATTTTCTTGTGCTTTTCAATGTTTCGTTAAATAATTCTTTAGCTACTAATTCAGATGCTTCATCAAAAATTAAATTGCTTAATTCTGCTCTCTTTTTATAACCTTCAATAAAGTCTTCCTCTCTCTGTGCTTTCTCCATCCTTTTAGCTTCTTCTAATTGTATTTTAGATACACAACCAAATGCTTCTGTTATCATTGCAAACCATTCTACTGCTGTCATCTTATTCTGATTTAAAGGTTATCAATGTGAATCAAGAAACTTGTCTTCCGTTTTATTGTAGGAAACTGATTCAATAGCCACAAGGTTAACTCATCTTTCTCTGAGTCATCAATGTGAAACTCTGCATATGTATGCACTTTGTGTCCTTGTAGGATTTCATCTTGTTGTAAATGTTGTGGAATGTCCGACAACTTAATTACTGATTTAGTTATTCTTTTCATTTTATTTTAAAAATTAATTGGACTTAATCCATCTTGTTCATTAATTAATACATTTATTTGTTCCCTTGCTTTCATAAATCCAACTTCATGTCCTTTCAAATAGGCTTTGTGGTTTTCATCTTCCGCCATTGCTATGGCTTTTTCAAGCAATCTTTGTTTGGCATTATCATAGCCATTTTTTTCAAGTGGATTGTATTGCAAATTTTCCAATCCTTCTGCATAAAATTCTACTGCTGTTAATTGTGTTTCTGTGTTCATTTTTATTTTGTTTTTAATTGTTACTTATTCTGATTTATCATTTCTATTTAATATAAGGGGCAACTTTTACCCCTTTTTGTGAATCAATTTGTTACTTAGCCTCAAGCAATGAATAATACTCATCATAATACTCACTCGCCCATTTCAATCGGTCAAGCATCTCAATCTCCTTGTCCTCGTTTCTTTCAAACGAAAGCACGGTGATTCTCTTCTCTGGTGCGATATGATCAACACGATGGATGTCCAAGTTCTCCCACTCATTCAAGAGCTCGTTGGATGTAGTTACCATGCAATAGATTAATTCTGCCTTAGGTCGGTCATACAACATCATGTAAGCTCTCAATTGCCACTCATACAATGTATCATATCCATCCTCTGCCATCACTGGGAAGGTATCCAATGACCAGGATGTTTTAATATCAATGATTGAATCGTTGGTGATGATGTCAGCTTCACCGGTCATGTGCTCGTTCACCATTCGCACAGTGTTCTTGATGTATCCCTCGAATCGCACGGTGTTAAGCAGGTCAATTGAATCCTGCTCTTGCATCAATCCTTTTTGGATGTACTTGTTGTTTATCTCACTACGGTATCCGTAGAAGTTTTCCTTAGCAACTTGCTTGATGTAGCTTTTTGCGGTTGCTCCGACTTCGTTTTTTCCACGACCGTTGGTCATCAACTTGCCGATTGAGGATGGATGCCACTTCATAGTTCTAATGCTTTAAGTTGTACCTCACTCAATGTCCATTTCTCAACCAATTGTTCCTTGGTGTACTTACCTGCCTGAATGGA